TTAGAACCATCTCTATCTTTATCGTGCCTATCCTCATGGCATCCAGCGCACAGCAGGACGCACTTGCACAGCTCCCCTATTAACTGCTTCCAGGATCTAGCTGTGCCGCTTGAGATGTTGAACATCTTGCCTTCTAGGTGGTGGAAGTGATTCGGCTCGTCAACCACCCCGCAGTCTTCGCATGGCCCTCGGCGCAGCTCATCTATAAACTCGCGCTTGCGTTTGCGGTCTAGATGCCTGTGCTCGGAGCGCGTGCGGCCTGGCGGTCGCGGATGGGGCACATATTGCGGGGCATTGATGCCTCGCGGCAAGATGTCTCGCTTTTTAGCACGCTTCTCTCTACCGGTCGGCAGACCAAAGTACGCGCTTGCACTGGGGCATTCTTTCGGCATGAGCTGCTCTCCCTTGCAGGCTATCCACGACCGGCGCACTGCAGGTTGAGCAGTATATCAAGGTTGAGCCAGTTGATCTAGTCGCGACAGTTGCGATCGCAGAGCCCAGGCGCTTGGTTTCCGCCTTCGCTCCGCGGCGCACGCGATACTCGATCTCCATCGCGTGGGCGATGCCTCTATTCATGCCGCTCATTGAAGCAGGCTCCCAGCCGCAAACTTCGCGTTCATGGCTGCGCGCAGCTGCGCAGCACGGGTTAACTCTAACCACTCGTCGTGATTCACGGCGGTCACGTATCTTGCTGTGATGTGGCTATTTAGCTGCTGCTCCAACTCCTGCGCAACGTCGATATCGAAGGCATCTTGCAACACGAATTGCCAATAGCGGTGGTCCTGCACAAATTCAGCGGCCGCTTCGTCGACCACCACATGCAAGTAGGCTTGCACACGGTAGAGCATCACGTATCCGAATAGGGCTTTAGCGTCCATTGGTCACCTTCCGCCCATTTGGCTGTTGATTTGCTCGGCCCAGAGGTTGCGATCTTCTGGGTACTCATAGCTGAAATCGATTGCTTTCAGCTGCCTGTAGACCTCGCCCAGCTTTGACCATCCATAGGAATGGCGCGGGAATTCGGACTGCGCTTGGTCGATGTGATTCAGCGCAGAGATTATATCGCCGAGAGCTTCATAGCTGGGTTTCATGACCACACCTCAATGTCATAACCATAGTACCAACATGGTATTATGGTCAAGTGTTTTCTGAGATGTCTTGCGGAAAGATTTGCACAGCCTGTGGATAATTATAGGACTGCTTCTATCTTAATGGTAATGGCGTGAAGGTGGGATTCCCTCACGCCATTCGGAATTGCGGGTTTGCTAGGTGGTCTGCGCGAAGGTGAACGATGTTACATCTGCAGATCCGGTGCCAGATGCGCCGAATACCTGGCTGGTGCTGCTGGCCACTACAGCGTCGGCGTTTGTGTAGGTTGTGGTCAGCGTGAAGCCGGCCGCAGTCTGCGCAACAGTGTTGACCGTAACCAGTAGGCCGGTTGGGTCTACTGAAATCGGGTAATTGGTTGGGTCAGAGCTGACTGTTACCGGTACTGGCTGGGTCGCACTGAGGGGGTTGTTCGGTGTGATTGTGATTACTGGTGCTGGGCTGGTGCCTGGTGTGAACGGTTGCATGGAATTCTCCTGTGTAAAAGTGAAAAACTCTACATCTGCCAATTCGGGCAGAAGCTGGTCGATCTTTTTGCTGATTACGTGCAGCTCGTCGCAGCAGCAGCGTGCCTGCTCATTTGCCGCCTTCATTTCTTCGAGAAGCCAGGTCAGCAGCTGGGACTCTTTGGTCTCGCCGGGCTTGAATGGTGGCTTGCTGGGCATGGCTAGGCTTTCACTGCTGGTTGCGCGGTTGCTGGCAGAATGGTTGCGCCTGCTGCTTTGGCGTGGGTGAGCGCCTGAATGATTGCCTGTATGCCAGTGGCCGCAGCGCCCGCGATCGCGGCGTCAGGGCCCGTCAGCACCGCGCCGGTAACGCCAGCTGCGAGCTGCAGCGCATCGGTCGCAATCTGGGTTTTGGTTTCGGTCGACGCGGTGGAATGAATCTGAAATACGCCTTCAACCATGTAGGGGGCTAGCTGTAGAATGCCCATCAAAGATTGCAAATTAAACTTCATTGGGTCCTTTCGCGGGGGTTTTGTGCGTGGAAGTATACCAGCCGACCAGGCCCGCGACTGCGGGGATGGCTTCATGTAGGCCCGATGGGGTTTTTGCCCAAACATCAATCACAAACTGGTGAAACGGTGGAACTGCCGCATAGGCGATGAATGCCGAAGACCACACGCCAGCCACCACATGGGAGAACCCACCTTGCTTCGCAAACCAGCTAGATATCGCTTTCCACATAGCGCCACCTATCCTACTCTTTTTCGATCGTCGGTCCATTGGCTTGCGTGATCCCGGCAGAAACAGCATCTTTGATCGCCTGCCTGTCCCGCTGCCGGTCCTCGCCCTTACCAAAAGCTACGGCTTGTTTTAGCGCTATAGTCTCAGTCAGCTGGCCGTCCACCTTGGTCTCCACGTGGCCCAGTCTGGCATATACCTTGGCAACAAAGTAGCCGATTACTCCTGTGGCCAGGGTACCGAGGAACGTTCCGATCGTGGTAATCAGCTGCATCTGAACCTGTGGCTCCATTTACCCTAGTTCTCCTCGGTGGGCATCGTAAATCTCAAGTACCAGCTTACCCCGGTTTGGGTCCGTGCTCCACGTCTTGCTCACCCAGGTTACGAAATCAGCTCCGGTTTCTGCTTCGAGCGCGGCTGCGTAGTTCGGGTATTTCGCTGCGTCATCTTTTAGCAGTTGCATGCGCGCGGCAAACGACTCGGCAAGCGTGGGGAAGTTGACCCAGTTCGCCTGCACGGTTACGAATTTGCCTTGAATAAATTCCCTGGTCGGCAGGGCCAGGGTTGGAAATTCGGCGGTCGCTGTCGATTGCTTTTGCCCGAACACGTTGTTCGCTTGGCGGTAAAGCTGCGAGGTTCCCCAGGCGCTTTCTAAAACTCCCTCGCACGCGGCAAAGCTGGGCCAGATATGGTCCGAGGCTTTCGCTGCATCGCGAAGGTGAAGCAGCACGGCGATTTGGGCGGGGGTGCTCATTAGTTTGGGTTCCCAAACACGAACGCGCCCCAGGTTTCAGAGTTCAACACCGCCGAGGTGATAGTTACGGTCGTGCCAGATACCGTGCAGCCGACTGCCCCGCCCGTCAAGGTTGCGCTCTGCTGTGTAGCGATGCATACCGGCGTCGTATAAGTATGGCCTAGAGTTATCGCGCAACTGGTGCTGGCAGACATGGCGCAGGTTCCGCCCGTACTGCTGGCAGCCGTCTGAACCATTGAAGGCAGCAGCGCACCGCTGCTAAAGGTCTGCGCAACGCTGAATGTCTGTGCGAGATTAATCCCGGCTAAAGTGATGGAGGCATCGGGGACCGTTAGCGTCCTAAGGTTGCTCGCAGTGATGCTGGCCGCAGAGAAGTGGAATTGCTTGGATGCTGTCGTGGTGTCGTAAAAGACGAAGTTGGGTGCAGGAACGCCTTCCGTCCCGCCCGTGAATGAGAACGGATTAAGTTGAATGGTGGTGCCATCGTCCAGCGCCAGATAGATCCCGTTCGCCTGCACTGAGATAGTAGAAGTGGTTCCAGCATTTTGAATCTTCATGGCCCTGGCAGTGCCACCGTTGATTGTTATCGTCGAAGATCCGGTTGAAGCGTTGGCGAGCTTTACAAAGAAGAAATTCCCCGCCACGGTGCCTGTATACGACGTGTCTCCCAGCGTGATCGCATAGGCGTTAGCCGATCCGGTATCGACCGCGTACCCCTTGAACTGAAGCGAGTTCGCGTTGTCGTAGCGCTGGAGATTATTGGTCGCGTCGGCCTTGACGGTGACGCCGGAATTGTTATTCGTGATCGCATTGTGGGTCGAAGTAAAACTCCCCGATCCATTCACGAATGACAGGCCGGCGACCACTAGGGCGGTATTGACCGTATTCGCCACCGTGATCCCGGTCGCCGTGCTGCTGGCAACTTCCGCCTTCATTACCTGGTTCTTGACATTCACCGCGCCGCAGCCATCGATTTGCCAGATCGCCGTGGTGGTGTCCGAGTTGCTGGTCTCGGTGTAATCGTTGACAAAGTTGACAGTGGAGACATGGGCTCCGGTGTCATGGCAGTACATCGCAGGCAGCGCGGGTCCGGGGTGGACAATGCTCGAATCCGTAACCGAAAAGTCCGATTGCCCCAGCGTGCTATCGGCGAGCACCAGCAGCGGCGTGGAAACGTAATTGCCGTTGATCTGGCTATGCTGAATAGAAGATCCGCAGCACGCGCCGTACACCTTCAGGTCGACAGCATCGATATCGTCGAAGAAGACCATGTGATCCCATGTCGAACTGTCATACGCGGGGCCGAGGATATAGGCGTTAACCCCATTGGCAGTGGCTGCCCCTGATCCGGCATGGTTAAAGACGGCAAAATTCGCAGCGTAATAGTAATCGCTGCTTGAAGGCGAGGTGCAGTAGTTGTAGCCTAGATTCGAGCCACTGGCAGGCGAGATTTTAAACATGCTTCCAATCCCGCTGGCCGGCGATGTTCCGATGATGCTTGCCCCTCCATACTGCTTGATTGTGCAGGAAGTTCCATCGGTCATTCCTCCTAACCAAGAGCCGGTAGCAGGAAGAATTAGCTTTACCGGCGCACCACTGGAATTGCCAACTACAACCTGCGCCGCTTCGGTCAGCGTTCCACTCTCCTGGCTTGCATCCACGATCCCTGTCGTGTTGCCGTTGGTCAACGCGATGGCGTCGGCCATGGCCGCGTTGACGCGTGCATCCACCGTACTGCCGGGGTATAGCGCGGAAATGCTCACCCCGTTCACAACCTTTTGATTTACCGTGGACACCGCGCTTCCGTTTAGCGTAACCACGCCAGATGAAGGACGGCAAAGATAAGTGTCAGAGGCCGACTGTCCGTTCGTGGCGGAGCTCCACTGCAAGCAGGCGTTACTGGGGATTGCAGGTCCAGGGCTGGTGTTGAATCCTCCGATAGCATTGTTGAGTATGTCCATCAGCCAATTTCCAGAAGTGCTGTCGTTTGCAATAAAGCGCGGGTACCCGCTATCAGAGATGCTTTGGATATTGTGATTGCCGCCGAATTGGATTAAGTCTCCGCTTGGAATCTGCAGGTTTGCGTTGACGGCAAGAGATCCGCTTATTCCGTTGATTGTGCCGGTTGTGATCGTGGCTGCCAGCGAAGGATTCGGATACGTCCCCGCGAGAGTCCCGCCCGCTGGTCCCGCTGGTGCACCTCCAGCCAACCCAGGCAGGTAGTCGCCCATGGTTTGCCCGCAACCCGTGTCGTTTGCCACAACATCAAGTCCAGCCAGAGCCTTTGACGTATAGTCCGATGGGTTAACTATGGGACCAGATTGGGTGACGAATTCCTGCCATCCCGTTGGGGCTCCGCCACCGGTACACAAAGACTTGGTGCCAATGATATTCACTTGGTTTATCGCAGAGATAGCTGATGCGAAATAGAATGTCGCTGATCCAGGACTGACGTTCCCACTCGTCAGACCACCTGTACCTTCGAACGTGGAGGCTTGGAGGGTGAAGGGTTGGGTGATCTCTACCCAATGCTGAAATATATTGTCGAATTCTGTCCCGATGAAATGATCGCCGCCGATTGTGGTGCCGCCAATCGGGATGAACGTCGGATGCAGGTGGATGTGAGTTGACTCTCCATCGCCAGTGAAGAACCCTGCCACCGATCCCTCGTAGATCACGATGTCTTTTGACGTGCTGTCTGAGTTGTAAAACTTGATGCCGTAGTTGACATTAGGAGTCTGGTAGACCTGCACATAAAATGGCCCAACGCATCCGGTTGCGCCTGTCATCGGCGTGATTGCCGTCACCGCCCCGCCAGCAATCGTTGCCACGCCTCCGCCCGTCGGCATTGTCGTGCAAGGCTGAGGCGCAGAGCCACCTTGATATCCCTGCAAAAGCACCTTGGTTAGACCCGTGTAGGTGTTGGCATAGCAGCTCCCACCGCTCACAATGGTAAAAGTGATCGTCGTTGTGCCCGAAGCGGTGATATTCGCGCAGTTTCCAACGCTGAAGTCTGGGTAGATTCCGATGTTGATATGGCTGGGAAATACCTGAAACGCGTCTCCTCCGGTAACACCAAACTCGATGACGTGATCTGATCCAGGCTTTACGTCTCCCACGCTCAGGTTTTCAAAGTAACTCTGGCCAATCTTGCTTTCATCGATGGCAGCAGAAGCTAGACCTCCTCCATCAATAGTCATGTTGGCGAGGCGCATGTTCGCGAAGGCTGCTCCGCCCGCAGGCCGGGAAAACACCGGAAGTGCTGCGGTCCCGTTGTAAACAATCTTCGTGCATGCGTCCCCGCACCCTTCTCCGCTCACCGCAAAGCTGTCATCAAAACTATTCCCATCCGTGGGAGAAATGAGGGGTTGGTTGGTGTGGTAGACGCTAGCACCCCAGACGACTTTTTGACTCATGTGATTCTGGAGCATGTCTGCAACTGCGGTGTACCATGCGCAGGTGCTGAGGTCAGATGGCAAGTTGTTTGTGACTGGGTACCAAATGAATCCATTGGTTCCCGGCGTGGTTGCATGGTTAGGCTCGCTGACCGCTATGTAGTTGGCCCCTGAATAACTTACCGTTTGGCACTGGGGCGCATCGACCGTAGAACTGTATGGAATCACGGCTTGCCCTATTCCTGAGTAGGCGAAGCCATCGGCGTAGTAGACGTGGTTGAAGTGGTTGACATTGAACGATGTGCGAAGTCCGGCTAGCAGGGGCTGAACCACATATTGCTCTTGGTTCGCCGCAAAAGACAGCGGCACCACCTGCAACGCTAAGGCATTCCCAGCTCCAGTGGTCACCGGCGTAAGTCCGTAAGAACCGGTGTTAATCCCCAGAAGGGTAGTGATGTCGTTCGATACTGCAGCGCGTGATGCTGTTGGACTAGTCCCAAAAACAACGGCATTCGTAGGGAGGGTCGCACCCCCACCGCTGCAGCCCGGGCAATCCACCAGCACATAGCCATTCGCGTCGACAGGAATGTAAAGCCAGTTTGCGCCCGCGGCGTTGTAGCCGATCATCGAACCGTTGGGGCCGGTTTTGCCGGTACCGGCTACTTGCTGGGCGGGTGCGCACAGGGTCATCGTAATTAAAAATAGAACCGGTTCTATTTTTCTCATTGGTTTATCCCGCTGCCGCTCTGCCTTTGGTTGCCATTCATGAACACGTTCGCCCCTGCCACCGCCTGGGTATACACTCCGCTACCCACTGCGCTGTTCGCGTACCCAGCCGAAGTGGCGATGCACTTTATGGTGGTGGTCACGGTCAGTGAGAACGGGCCCGAATATACCGGCGACCCGGTGGTGGGCGTTGTGCCGTCTGTCGTGCAATAGATCGTTGGGCTGGGCGAGCTGTCAGAGACCGAGACTGAAAGCGTAGTGGTGAAAGCTTGCGACATCGGCGAAAGCACTGGCGTTGCGGCCTGGGTCTGGGTGTATACTCCGGTGCCGACTGCGCTGTTCGTTAGCCCCGATGCCGTCGCCATGGCCTTTATCGTCGTTGTGGTAGTTACAGAAATTGCGCCGGTGTAAGGTGTGGAACTAGGCGTCGGGGTGGTTCCGTCTGTCGTGTAAAAGATCGAAGAGCTTGGCGTGCTGTCAGTCACCGTTACCGAGAGCGTGCCGTTGAATGACTGCGAGGTTGGCGAAAGCACTGGCGTGGCTACTGTGCTGCCCCCGGTGTAGGCCGCAGAGACTACGGAACTCGCAGTGAATCCAAAGCCGGGTGGGTAGCTGACTGGCTGGTTCGCAGCTCCCCACATGCCAATTGCCTTCACTGTCGCGGGGCCGGAAATAACGAAGGTTCCACCGGTATCCAGCCTTAGCGCTGTTCCGGTTCCTTGAACCGGGGTCGATCCATCGGTGGTGTACCAGATGCCCGTGTTTCCCAGCGGGAGGGTACCTGTCGTATAGCCTGCATCGGTGAGCGTCACCGTCAAGGGGTAGGTCTGACTTCCAGCTGAAGGAGAGATGGTGGGTGCCTGGCTGGCGAAGGGGGTTGGTGTAGACTGCTGCACGTTGCCGCTGATGGTCGGCGGTGGGCATGGGGTGACACCGCCGCAACTACCGAATTCCGGGCCTATAAAGCCACCAGCACCGCCGCCAGCAAACGTACAGGTGGTGTTTTGGGCCATGATCGCGCCCTGCATCGTGTTGTTCGCGAATTGCGTGGCCGAAGTCACAAACCCGTAAACAGCACCCACGCACACGTATCCCTGCATTAGATTGTTGCTGTAGCTGCTGTTGCCCCATCCCCAGGCCTCATAGCCCCAACTGATTCCGTTGGTGGTGCTGCCCGTGGAATTCGGGTCGTAAATGATGTTGCTGGAAGCATCGACAAAGGTGTTTGTGGTGGCTCCGAACGTGGCTCCGAACTGGCAGCAGGGCAGGGAGAAAGCATATTGCCCCGCATTTGCCGAGCTGTAGTCGGGGGGCCCCATCACGTTATAGCGGAAGCGCAATGGATTATTGAGCATCTGCGCCTGGTACTCAACCTGGATTCTGCGAATCCCGCTGAACCAGTTGTACTGAATAAGGCAGCCGTTGCAGTAAGACGTGGGCTGTCCACCGTTGAAGCCCACGTTTTGCATGTGAAAACCTTCTTCGAGGTGGAAGAAATTGTTGTATTGCAGGGTCAAATTGACCACGGCTCCGGGGTTCTGGGAAGCGATGATTAACCCCGCGCAGTTGCCAGGAAAGTTGTCTGAAGTCACATCGAAAGACACACTGCCGGCGCTGGCCAAGCATGAATTTGAATCCCCAAAGGAATTGTATTCAATGTCAAGATTCGTCAGGCTGATTCCGGAATTGAAGTTGAAATAGATCGACTGGCAGCTTACGCAAGGCTGATTCCATGCGTTCCAGCAGTTGCCCCCGCCGCATTGCGCACCAGAATTTGGAGTGTTGTTGATGTTTCCATTGACTGCTGATTGCCATAATCCTGCTGCCCCTGAAGATGTGACTATTGCTCCAGCAGAATAGGTTGTTCTGGAGTTCCAAGCAGGGCAAGAGGTTGAGCCATTGCAATACTCCGATGGAACATTCGTCGTCTGATTGTTCCTGAAGACGAAGTTAGAGAAGCTGCTCCCATTGGTGTGGAGCGCTCCCGCGCCATCCAGCTGCAGATACTCGAAGCCCGTGGAAGCCCCGCCGGTGCAGTTATCGGCATAAAACAGAGAAATGTTCGCCGTGCTGGTGGTGATCTTGGCGGTGGCCGGAGTCGCGGTCGGTCCCTGGAGCACGACGTTGCAGGGCAAAGTCATCGTCGAGGTAATAGAAGTGCTTCCCGCGCCGACAAGCTGCGTTCCACCGCCGCCCGATGCGCAGCTGTTCAGCGCCGCCTGTAAGGTAGCTTGCGACGGGCTTCCACCGAGCGTGGTGCATGCCGCGTGTGCCGCAGAAGGAGCCAGCAGCAAGAGCAACCAAAGCAGCTTCCTCACGGGGTAACCACCTGCGCGGTCACGCCGTAATAGGCGCCGCAAGATGGTGCGTTGGTCGATACATATACCCCTATGCTGTCTCCGGCTGCGAATGTGAGGTTTTGGCTGCCATTCACTGTGGTTCCGGCCGGCGCGCCCGTAGACGATCCAGCTAGCCCCGTGCCGGTGGTCGAAGTGGTGTAGTCCTGCACGTTAAAAATTGGTTGGCTGCTGCAGGTGCCGGGCGAAGTGTTGGTCACTTGAATGTTAACGAAGTGGCCGGCATACTGCGCCTTTTCTCCGGCAAGGAAAGTTCCGGCGGTATAGCTTCCGTACGGGCCCACACCTCCGGGAATGTTGTGTGGCACGGCCTGCGGGCAGGTGAGCAGCTCGTTAATGTTGTCTGTGCCCACGAACGGGGCCCCGGCGAAAATGTAGCCCGATGCCGCCGTAGGGCAGGCTTTGTATCCATATGACGTTCCGCCGCTCGATGGTCCAACCCAGGCGAAAGAGTTTGCCGCTAGCCCTCCGGGTATCGCCCCCGTGCCGGTTGCCAGGTTCGAAATTCCGGCGGTGGTGGTAGTCAGCGTTATGCCGCCAGGGTCTGTGAATGTAACGGTGGTGCCGTTGTCTGAAGCGCTGGAACATGTAACCGTGCTTGCATTCGTGCCCTTGGGCATGCAATTGGTCGCAAGCGAGCCGAAGATTCCGGTGGTTCCTGTCGCTGAAATCTGGCCGCCTGCAAGTGAAATGCCTGCGCCGGCAGTGAAGCCTACCAGGGCGTTGCTGCCGTTCCAGCCCATGACCGTGTTAGTGCCGGTCGACTTTATGGCTGCTGATTCATTTCCTGTGCTGGCCGGGTTGGTGAACGCGATCGAGGCAGTGTCCAGAAAGTTGAGCACGGTTTGGCTACCGTTATTCGTCCCGTTCGTGCTCAGCGTCGGGCCACCTCCGCCGCCTCCGCCGCCTCCTAGGCCATCGACTATCATGTACCCATTCGCATCGACGGGTATGTACAGCCAGTTGATCGTGCCGTTACGGCCGATCAGCGAACCGTTCGGCCCGGTTGCGTTGGTGCTGGCCACCTTGGGCAGCTGCGCGAGAGCGGTGGCGAAGCAGCATAAAAACGTTAAAGTGCAGTAACGTAGTCTTCTCATTTGCCTGACCATCCTGCCGACTGGCACACGTAAAACGCGTTCGGGCTTCCTGTCGAATTCGAGTAAATAGAGCTTACCGGGGTTCCGGCGCTGGGGCAGGTGGCCGATGGTGCGCCCGCTCCGTAAGTCCAATTAATTCCGCCTGGGAAAGAGAATTGCTTCGCTACAAAGTTCGCGGGTAGCGGGGTGAAGTCCAGAAACGCCTGCTGTACCTGCGTTGCCGATCCTGCGTTGGTGTAGCTCACCTGCAAAGCGCAGCCAGCTTGGCCGGTAAAGTCTACCGGTATCGGCGGCCCACCTACGGGCGGGAATATCTGCCACCCGGTGCCCGTGGTGGTGATGGTGGCAGTGTACAGCGTGGCCCCGCTGCAGCCTGCGCCAATGTTGTGCGACGATACCGTGAAGGTAAAGGTATTTGCGCCGGCAGGCGTTTTGAAAGCTGTGCTCATCAGATATGGTGCGGCTGAAATTCTTTGGTCGGGGCCGATCTGCACCCGCGCGCCAGAGTTGAACTGGTAGGTGGTGCAACCGCCGCTGGTGGGCACGCTGCAAGCCGCGTAGCTATGCGATATTGGGGCGGTGTCATCGAAGATCCAACCGAGCGTCATCGGGTTGGTGTCGAAGCCAGTGCTGGTGTTGAATTCATCGGGGGTAATATAGCCGCCCAGCGGGTCTGCGTACCAGTTGGCCAGGTTTCCAGTAGCGAAGGTGTCAGGGGTTTGGCCGCCGAATCTACGCTTGGTGTTGCCTGCGGCGATAATCTGTATCGCTCCGGACTGGGTTCCCGCGGCGGGGGTAGATGCATCAGTCCCTGGGCCCCAGTTGCAGAAAGAGCACGCGCCCCACACGTTCGAATTCGCTTGGCCGGTGTTGCTCAATCCCGCTACCCGGTCGAAGCTATTGTAACTGCCGTAGTTCACTACAGGTATGGTCGCGCCGCCGGCGAGGAAGCCTCCGTCGAATATCTGGTATCTTCCACCCACATAGGTCAGACCGCCAGACTTGGGCGTGAAAGAAGTGTAAGCGCAGTTGGCGCAATCCAGTTGGTACACGGGCGTGCTCAATGCCAGGGTCGGGGTTCCGCTGGTTTCCGCTTCCAGGTAGTGGCCGTTAAAGTGGGTGTCGACCATGGCGACCGAATTGTAGTTCATGTAGTCCACCTGGTCATCATAGGGGCCGCCCATGTACCAGGCTCCCAAAGCTCCAGAATAAGCGGTGGTGAACTGGGGCCAAAGGTGGTTTGGCGGCTGCCCACACTGTGAAAATATTTGCGATCCGGCCCAGATGCCCGAGCCTTCGCCAATCGTCCACAGGTCGTAACAAGCAGAATGCACCGTGATGCCCGTCCAGCGGTTCTCGTCGGCAGTGGGGAACCCATTCACGAAATATCCGTGAGTGTTGGTGGCTGGCGTTCCTTCCGCAATGCCGTAGTACGGGTTCACGATCTCAATGTCGGTAAAGTGGCTGTTGAAGGGCAGGGGCACCAGGTACAAGCCGGCGGTGTCATTCTGCAGCTGAAAGCTGATCGCGTTTTGTCCGGAAGAAACGCTGATCGGCCACGCGGCGATAGATAGGTCCTCCCATGTGGCCTGGGCCAGGGTCGACGATCCGCCGTAGCTGGTCCCGTTCGCGATCGGGGCCGCTATGCCTGCATTACCCACTCCATTCGACGGGTAAAACTCCGCGCCGGTTGGGGTCGTCGAGCCTGCGGCTAGCGGCGGGTTTACTGGCCATGGCAGCGCAGGGTTTAGCGGGTTCAGCGGGAAGATCGTTGCTCCGATCGATGCCGCAGTTCCGGTTGAACCGGTTCCGTTTTGAATGCTGGAAGTCAGGGTGAACGTGGGCGAGGTAGCAGCCGTGGCGTTTGAGGTTTTGAAATAAGTGAACTGCTCTGCTCCCACCTGCACCACGCCGTACGGCGCAAATCCAGCACGCGCAAATTCCGGGTCGGGAATGATTGAATTGCCGAGCGCCAGCGTCATCGGCCAAACTCGACCGGTCGCAGGTATCGCGGTTTGGATGGTCTGAAAACTTGTGCCCGCAAACCATTCTGTCGACGGTACACCCGCGGTTGCTCCCGCCGGGGTATAGCTTGCCGCCAGCGTCATGGGGTTGCCAGATCCACAGCTTCCTGCATAGCTTGCCACCGTGCTCTGAAACATTGCCACCGTGCTGGCTTGATAGGGAAATATGATTGCGCTGCCAATCGCTGGGCGAGTGTAAGCCGTCGGCACGCACACCACCGCATTCGACGTTGCCGTGGTGGCTACACCGTTGGTCGCTCCAGTGTTGTAGGGTCCGGTTCCCTGAATCCACTGCGCGTTGATGGGGTTATTCGCTACTGCATCGCCAATTCCCAGCGGGCGGTATAGTCCCGCACGGTTGGCGCAGCCGCTCGAAGTGCAGGCCGACCAAATTGCTGCATTGTCGCCCACGGCAGAATCCGAAGCGTCCAGCTCGGCGTCGAAGTAGATGGTGAAGTCGCGCAGGTGGCCGCCCGCCAACCCAGCCGATCCGCCGGCAGAAACGTCTGGGATGATCAGCGTATCGTCGCCAGCCGGGCCTACTACTCCGGATGCGCGTTCGCTTTGCCCGTAAATGCTTTGGCCCTGGTAAGGCAGCGGGGCAGAACTGTAGGAAACCCCCTGGGGCAAGGTTAGGGCAATGCCTGTTGAATTCGAAAAGCTCAGCGCGTCCAGCCAGGCCGCATTGTCGTCGTGTGCCAGAGTGAAGGTCCAGCCTGCAGCAGTTGAGAAAGGCGAGTTTCCTGTCATCACCGCGTTGCCACCCGAAACGCTTTGAATCACGGCGATGTAGCGGGTCGGCAAGCTGCTGCCGTTCGGGGCCACGGCTTGTATCGTTTTGCCCACGTCGGCCGCGGTGAAGGTATGGCCAGTAACCGTGTTCGTGCTTGAAGAAAACTGCCCCGTCACCGCCTGGGCATCGAAGACGGCGCCGCTCGAAGTGACAGGCCACGCCATCACCGGCACGGCCATCGAGGTATCGAATACAAAGTTGTGGTTGGTGTTGACGAAAGTGGTTCCCACCCGCGAATTTTGCAGAATCGCGGCGATGCTTGTGTTTGCGAATAGCGCGTTTAGCTGGGTCGCGTTCAGTGTGGGTGGGGGGGCGTGCAGGTTCGAAGCCGGGCTGATCGTTGTGCCGGCAGAAAGCCAGGTGCCCATCTGGTACGTGGCTCCAGTCGCTACTGCTCCGCTCAGTCCACCACCGGCTTCAGTGTAGGTTGTGATGCCTCCCGCGGTGTTGACTGTCAAACCGCCGCCGGCCGCTTTAAACTGCTGCGCTGGTGTCGTATCTCCGTTAATCGATATAATACCTCCCGAGCTGCAGCCCGGGCAATCGACCAAAACGTATCCATTCGCGTCAACAGGAATGTACAGCCAGTTCGGGCCGGCGGCGTTGTAGCCGATCATCGAGCCAAGGGGGCCGGTTTTGCCGGTGCCGGCTATTTGCTGGGCACCGCACTTTATCGCCACCAGCGCCCCCAGAACTAGGCCGAGCAGAATAATGAAAACCCGGTTCACTGCGCGGTCCAGCTTCGCTTGTTCGGCGCGCCACTGCCTCCACCGGTCGTAGGTCATGGCTGTGCCAACAATTGGGTCAGACTGCTTAAGTCCTGGGTGCCTGATCCGGCCAGCTGGTAAATGCCTGCCTGCACTACGTTGCCCTGCGCGTCAACCAGCGAAATGGCGTAGTAGGTACCGGCGGGGGTGATCACATCGTTGCCGTAAATCACGGTCGAGATGCTTCCGCTGGTCGCCAGCACTTTCTTGGTGATCTGGGCCAGCATGCTGGTCGAGGCTATTTTTGGCAGAGATTGCTTGTAGCCGCACAGCACAATCAGCAGCCAGCTTCCGGCTACAGGTACGCCGGCGCAGTCCTGCAGGGTTGCCGTCAAAGTAATGGCGGGGGTGGGCACGGCTCAATAATGCGACGGGGGAGGGGTGTTCGTAAAGGAAAATGCTACCCGATGGGCCCACTTGCCGCCAGCACTATCGGGGTCACGCTGCGCGGGTCAATCTGAGCATTTAGGTATGCCGTAGTAATAAGCATCAGGATGATCACTACAGCCAAGCTTGGCTGGCTGGCCAAGGTTTTGCCATTGCTCGATTGTTTTGTCAATTTAATCACCTCCCCTCCAGGTGTAAACTGTGCGGCAAGGGGCGTCCGAATGTGGCCCTGTTGTCGACGGTTCGCCGCGATAAACGGAGAGAACCATTCCGCCCTTTACCCTATATCGTTGTTTAGTTGGGCCGTCGCCAGCAGGGCAATATTTAGTTGCTGGCGCACGGTTTCTGCATACGCCTGGGCCGATGCGATCGCGCCAGTAACTGCCGACAAGCCACCTTGTGCAAACTGCTCTGCCTGCGCGAGTTGCCCGCTAACGTCTTCGAAATATCCTTGCGCCTCGCGCACCGCATCCACTGCGACGAGCGACAGCTCTCCTGGCGTTGTCATGGGTTTTCCCTCATTCGTAAAACACTATCATCCCAACCTGCGCTTTTCGCGGGTGGTCAGGGCTTCTGACTATCTGGTCCACAAACCAGGGCCTCGTTTCCTTTACCAGCAGGTTCTGCCAATAAAGCAGCGGCTTGCGTGGGGGGGGCGGGGAAACAATCTTGCGGGTCTCGTCGTCCCCGGTGCCAAAAAAGATGTCGTCGATGTCACGTAAAAGTCCCTGCAGGGTCGAGCTAGCAGAGGTTACTGGTACCGGTCTGGGGTCGTGCGCAGCGGCTGCGTCGGCCTGGGCCATCAATTCCAGCAAGTCATTCGACCAGCCGGCGCGCTGCCGGTTCAGCATCACCAGGCAGATGGCTTTCAGGCAGTTTACGCTGGCTGTTCCACCTACCTGCTGCAGGGCGAAGTTGGCGAGCTGGGCGCGGGTGTATTGTTCCAGGGTCATGCTTTGACTGGTCCCCTGTAGTCACAGCGGCCGATGTGGCCTCTCTTCATCCAGCAAAATCTTACCTCGCCATCGCTCAGCTTTCTCCGGCTGGCGCTAAAGCGCGGGCAGCCGTTGTAGCAGCCAGGCACAAATCGCTTGCTTCGCACCAGCTTCGGTTTAGTTGGCATATTTTCCTATCACGTGCTGGGCTTGGTTTTTGCTGCGCAACATCATCAGCTGTTCACGGTACCAGGCGCTGGCCGGGCCCTCGCCTACGGGGAATGCCTTGTGGGCTTCCTTCTCGGTCAGCACGCCGAGGGTGATCATACTGAGCAGGGCGGTGCGCCAGCCAAGGTATTTGGCGGTGGTCGGTACGCCATGTTCGTTGAACCGCAGAATCATCCACTCCGTTCCGAGCGGGTACTGCAGGGTGCCCACCTGCACTACGTCGCGGGTTCCTTTGGTCAGGTCCAGCTCGCGGGCTAAGAGTGCGGCTCTTTTGTTCACCGCAAAAGTGTTCAGCCATACCCTCTTTTCCGGTATGCCGCTCGCATAAAGTTTCTGCATAAATTTGAATGGCGAGAGCACCTGGCCCAGGCGCATAGCCTCGTTGTCTTTGCCGATCCAGCGGCCTTCGCCGTCCCAGTGGTCGGGTTGCTGCATCCTCTCGTTTATTTCCCAGATCATCTGCGCTTTCTCTGCAGCCTCCTGAGAATTGCTCTCCTCTTTTTCGCTTTCCAGCTTAGCCAGCGCTTCCTGCACGCGAGGGTGACGGGCGAGAAATTGGGTAGGGCCATAGTTGAAGAATTCGTTCGGGTCCTGGGGTACCACAAATTGGCCGTTGTCAATTTCCTCAGCGGCTTTGCGTAGTTCCGCGTCGGCCCAGTGCTCTTTCGGGGCAGACTGGTGGCGGCGGGGAATTACCACCATCGGCGTCTCTATCTTTTCCTCACTCACTGGGTTGCTCCTGCTGGTCCCTGATCATCTGGCCAATAATGGGCGCGAAATATTCTGGCCGCGCGCCAGATTCCACGGCGAAGGTTAACTGCTGGCCTACTTTAGGGTTGGTGGCCACAGCCTGCATCACTTTGCGAGCAGCCATGTATGCAGCTTCACCACCCACCGCGCCGCCCAACCCTCCCAGTCCAGTAAAGTGTCCGACAAGTGCACCAGCACCCGCAGCAGTAGATTCGCGAGCCAGCCAGCCGCCCACCTTCTGGACGGCAGCTCCAAACTTAGCTCTGTCGGCATTGGTCCTCGTTAGCTCTGCGACCTTGCGCAGGTTGTCCATGTTATCGCGTCCTACTACACGGTTCAATTCCGGCTCGCCGATCGTTTGGGTAAGTCGGTTCAATCGCTGTCGCAGCATGTTCCCGTTAAACCCGCGATAGGTTCCGCTTCGCTGCGAAAACCCGGCGTCGGTGTCAAATGTGCTTTCCACTGCGTCGTGCACTTGACGTAAGGTTTTGCTGTTGGTCCAGGCAGTGTTGGCGTCCTTCCAGTCTTGCTGCGAGACTTTGCCGCCGCTGTCGTCGAAGAGCTGCCGCATGGCGGAAGTGGCGTTATCAAGTCGAAGCTGCGCCGCGTCTCGTTCAGAAACGCTTCCTGCTTTGTAAGCATCCTTACGAGCTTGGGTGAAATTGTCACGCACTTCACTGAACTTTCCTCCGGTCGCTTGGTTTAAATTGTCGTACGCACCCTTTGCGCTCTTTTCTACCTCGTCGGCCGCGTCTCCAAAACTGCTCACGCGAGCTACCGCGGCGGGCACGTCGGTGATGGGTGGCCGCGTAATCACCTTGGGGTTTGCACCACCGCTGCCCTGGTTGTTCAGCGGGCGCGTGTCATCGCCGAAGGCTTGCAGATTCTTCTCTGCTGCGCTCTGGGCGCTTTGCGCGATCACTTGCTTGCCGGCCGTCTGCACCTTCTGTACTCCTGGTGGCACTTCGGCCGGTCGGGGTGTGGTGAACTTTTGGCCGCCTACTTCACTTTCCACTGGGCTGGCGTGTGCGATCGCTTCGCCCAGCTTGGCAGCACCGCCTTCCAGCACGCCTCCGGTCACGGCTCCCGTGCCCGCGGCTTCTATGGTTGCCGGTACATCTCCGCCGGTCTTCACCGCAGTTTGGCCACCCGAAACAGCACCGGTGCGCATGGCGGCGCCCAGTGCCTTTTGCATGACCGGGAATTTTTCGAGAGACTTCAATGCCGGCACAATCTGCTTCAGCTTGTCGGCGTAAGAAAGTCCCTTCAGCGCTTCATCGCCCATCAGAAATTCCAGGGCGTTTTCCATGAATTCTCCGCCGGTCTGCGCTGGGTTCGCATTCGGTTCCGCTGCAGCGGTCTGGGCTTGCGGTATCACTGGCACCGAAGGGTCCAGCTTGGTGACGCCCATGGCTGTTTTCGCCAGCCCGTGGGTTACACCTGTATACACATCGTTCATGAAGCCGGTAATGCCCTCCAGGGCGCTCTGGTGAGGTGAGGGAATATCTTCATCGCTTGGGGGTGGGGTACTGCCGATCGGCGAGACGGTGGCACCTGGTGGAAGGCCCTCGATCTGCGGGGTGGGCGCAGCTCCTCCGCTCAGCGGCGAGACCGTGGCGCCAGGTGGTAGGCCCTCGATTTGCGGGGTTACAGCTGCGGTGGTCACCGCGCTGCCTCATCTAAAAATCCAAGTATTTCGCAGTGGTAGCACCGTGCACACATATACCATGCCCGCTTTCGGTCGCCCACTTCGCGCGGGAGCGGGCCGCGGTCGACGGCGAACATGACCATCACGTGGCCGTGGATAATTCGGCACATGGCTTCGCGGATAAATTCCCTCATTGCACTGCCGTCAGAGGTACGTATTTTCCGTTAACAGCGTGGCCGATCAGTTTACCGCTTTGGTCATGCACTTCGGCTGTGGCGCCCGGCGGGGCTTGCGTTGGTTGCGGGTGCCAGCGCTGCAAGTACCGGTTGTCGCCGATGATCTCTTGCTTTCGATTTGCCAGCAGTGGCCTGAGTGTCTTATTTGCCACAGCGGCGATCTGTCCGGCGTTAAAGTTTTTGTTTAACAATTCATTCGCCTGCTTCAGCTTCGCGTCAGACGTTCCGCCACCGCCACCGCCTTGCAGAATCTTCGCAATCTGGTCGCTGGTCTCTATCAGGGCCGCGTGGTAGGCCGCTACTTGCTTCGATCCTGCATTCAGCCGGGCCCACTGGGCTACGTCGTTCAATGGCGGGAATTGTGTGTTACCCATCGTTTTCGACATCTCAACCACCTTGCCCAGGTTGCCACTAGCGTTGTCGCGGCCAGTGAGCGAGTTCAGATAGTTCAGCGTGTCGGTGGTGCTCTTTTGGGTCGCGTACTTGTAATCGCCGCTGGCTTTCGCAATGTCGAAAGGCTTGCCCGTGGTTTTCATCGAGTAGTCGTTGGCGGCCGCTAATTTGGCGTCGTAGTCTTTCGAGCGCTTGCTCAGCTGCGAGGGATCCATGGTGCCCTCTACTAATCCCTGGGCGAGCGACTGGTTTTCTGGGCTGTTCGCGCTTGCGGCTGCCGTCTCTGCATTTGCCTTGCCGGCTTCCGCATAGTTCTTCGCGGTCTCGGCTCTGTTTTTCGGAACTTCCGAAAGATTCTTTTGCGTCTCTGCGCCCGTCAGCGCTTGCTTTTGCTGCGCGGTTTCCCAGTCCTGGTACCGCTTGTTGCTGGCAGCGTTGTAGCTGTCGATTTCGTTAATCGTATGCTGGCCCGATGGGGTTATCTCCTGGTAGCTGGGCTTTTCTCCAGGCTTCACTGGTGGCACGAATCGCCTTATTGTGGTTCCTTCGGGGGCTGGGGTATCGCCTACACCAGGCTGGCGCAGGAAAAGATGCACTCCTTTTCTGGTTCCGTCGGCGTCAAATACGGGTACGGCGCGAATGGCATTGTCGTCGAAGTGATGTTTCCAGAAATCAGGGTCAGCCTTCTTAACATCTGCCATTGAGTAGTGGTCCGGGAAAGTTCCCAGATCGGCGCTTTGCAGTTGCTTTTCGCGGTCTTCCTGTTCCTGCGAAAATTTCACGTCTTCCTGGCCGGCCTGCACGCCCATGCGCTTCAGCGCGAATTCATTCTTGGTTGTTTCCATGGCCAGAAGTTGAGAGTTGGCTTTCGCTAATTTCGCTTGCTTGTCTCTCTGGTAGTCCTGTTCCGCTTGCTGGTCCTGGCCCTGTTTCATTTGGTCTTGGGCTTGCGTCTGGGCCTGTACTCCCGCAAGCGCTGCACGGCCCATGTTCCCCGCACCTTTCCCGGCCGCCCACCCTGCAGTACCACCTCTTAAAGCTTCGCCAGCGATCTTCATCCATTGCTGTTTACCAGTTAGGTCCGGGTGCTGAACAAATTTCTCGCCAGTGTCGGGGTTTATGTAAACTCCGCGGCCTTGGGTACCGGCTACCGCATCGCGGAATTCATCCACTATCCCAGCCAGGCCGCCGCGGTGCTGCTTTACCAGAACCGTGGGGCCAGCTTGCTGCGGGGTGGGCTGCACCTGGCCGGCATCCGGGGTCTGGGTTTCCGGCTGCGGGGTCGGCGCGCCAGCGTTCGCGGTTACAGTGTCGGGCTGTGAGCCAGCTTGCGCTATCGGGTCGGCTTCGCCCTGCGTTGCTGTGTCGGGGGCGGTTGCGGTGTCAGCCATTTACCACTTCTCCGTTTTCTTCAGCTCTCCGCGCCCGATGAGATTTTTCACCCCGAAGAGTGCTGCGCGCCATCCCAGCGAAAACCCGACTAACATGCCGACAATGAACGCTTCTAGGGCGAATATTTTCATCGTTCCACCTGCTCCATCAGCCAGTCGTACGCCAAATCCAGGGCTACGCCGGTCGCTTTCGCTTTTGATAGATCCATCTGGCCGCCGTGCAGCTGAATGTACGGTTTTCCGTGCACGGTGTAGGCGAAGCAGATCTTGCTGTGCTCGTGCCAGAATTCGGCTACCAACAGGTCAGAGTGCTTGGGGCGGGTGATTACGCGCTCTATCTGCACGTGGTGAAGCGAAATGGCGGTGACGGTCATGGTTTGACCGCCAGGCCGAGTGCGGGCTCCAGAAGATCCATCATGCACCTCACCTGCATATTCTGTGCGCCCAGCTTCATGACCGTCATCATCCCGCCGGGCACGTTCCAAACGATAAACCCTCCAGCCTCTTCCCCTGGGTTTTCGGCTTCGATTGCAGCAACTGCCTCTTTAAGGTCATCAATCATCCGAATATGTCTCCCGGGTTCTCGCTCACCACTCCCGTGCCGATCGCGCCTGCAGCTCCCAGGGCTGCGTTCACCCAGCTGTTGTTTTCGCTCGCGATCTGGTTTGCGGTGTTGCCAGTTGCTTCGCCGGCTCCGGTAGCGGCTCCGCTGTACCCGGTCGGGTTTAGCAGGCCGGCCGTGTTCGTCAGGCCGCTGGCTGCCTGCTGCCACTGGTTGTAGCCCTGGGTGTAGTTCGCCTGGGTAATTTGCTGTTTTTGCTGGGCCTCAGAATTCGCTGCGCTCGACAGCAGTCCAGCTTGCTGTTGCTCCTGCGCGCCAGTTGGGGCGGCTACGCCGGTGGCTGCCTGTTGCTCTCTCAGGGCTTTGTCGGCCTGGTTAAAGCCTTCGGCTGTGCCTTCGGTGGCTTCGGTGTTCAGGTTGTTCGTTTCGCCTTCGGAAAAGCCTTCCTGGTTCGGGCCTGCGGCGAAAATGGGGGCGTAGCCGGCTTTCATGGCAGAGAGAATTTCCTGGTCCTCACCGTAGGTCTGGGTCTGCTGCTGGGTCGCTTCGTTGTAGAAGTCGGCCTGCGCGGTTTCGAGTTGGGTTTGTGCTCCGGTCGCGCCGCACATCAGTGGGTCACCTGCAGTTGCTTTCTTAACACCGTGTCACCTTGGGTTGGCACCGGGTCGGCCACAAAGCCCAGGCGCTTCTCTGCGAACAAGATTAAGCCCGAAGTCTTACTTTTGAAGAATATTTCGCCAATGCCTGCAGTCTTCAGGGTTTTTTCCAACCACATCAGCCCTTCGGCCAAGGCTTCGGCGCGGCGTTTCTTCTCTGCCACATTCGCTTTGGGGCCGAATTGTATGTGTAGTTCAATCACACCTTTGCCCTCGGCGATCAGCTTTATAAAGAAGAGTGGGCTGTCTTTGTCCACGTCCATCAGCACATATGCGTCCTGGCCTGGTTCCTGGTGTATCCAAAAGGTCGGGTCTACCCGGCTGGCGTGGTCCGCATCCTTCGCGTTCCAGTCGCGGGCCAGGTCCAGGTCCTTTTCGCTGGCAGGGCGCAGGCAGTAGCCGTAAAACCAGAATTGATTGAAGGCGGTCACAGCGGCGGCTGGCCCACGGCTTCTGGTGCGGGACAGGTGGCCAAAGCTGCGAGCGCGTGGATCGGGTGAACTTTGTAGTATCCGCACTGGCAATAGTCCCGACCCTCGTCGGTCTGGAATGGATGGATTTTCGCGTTGAATGCTCGTTCGATGGTCTCACGCAGTTGGCCCACGGTGGTCTGTAGCTGGACAATTTGCGCCTCGGCTTTGCTCAACTCCAAAATGTAGGCGTGTATCGCTGTGCCCTGATCGCCAAGCTTGGTGTTTAGCTGGGCAACCTGCTCCTCAAGCTTGTCTCGGTGCTCCGATGCCAGTCCCATTAAATACTTTTGCTCTGCCACGGTATCCCGCTCTTGGCGTAGCTGATTCTGCACATCCACAACTTCGCTTTTGTATGTCGCTTCAAATTGCCGCGCTGTCTCTTCCCATGCGTCACGATCTTCTGTCATCCGCTGTAGCTGGGCCTCTAGCTCAGATACCTTAGATCGAAGCGCAACAAGCTCCGAAGCCCACACCGTGATAACGATGTCTCCGTTCCGGGCATCATCCACTGCGGTTGTCTTGGCTGGCTCGGTCGGTTGAGTTGTGTCTATGGGTTTCATGGGAGTCCCTTCCACTTCATCCAGCGCTCGCGAAGATAAGTCTTTGCTTCCGGCGTGCTCAGCCTATCGAAGCAGGCTGAGTTGAGATCGTCCATCACCTCGTCCATGTCCTCCCACAGGCCACCGCCATACATGCGCCCATCGCCTCCGCAATAGAACGCATTGGCAATCTCCGCGCAGATCAGGCAGGTATAGATTGGCTTCTTGCGCTCATCATAATTCCATATGGCCTCTTCGATCTGCGCTCCAGCCGAAACGACCTTATTGCACTCGCTGCACGTCTGATCTTTCTCTAGCGAAACAATAGACGTTCCGTCGATCATGCCTTCGCAATCGCTTGCATCCGAATAAAGACAAACTCCACATTCGCTCATTTTCCCTCCTGGCGCAGGACAGAGCCGCTCTTCTCTCTGGCTCGAGTTTCTGGCGCACGCAATTCCTTCGTCGATTCCAGCAGGGCTTGCGCGCGCCCTAGGGTACTAACCAGCGGCAACATGCGGATCGCCCAGTCGCTGCTACCGTCATCGCACACATTACGAACCAAAACTCCCTTGCCTATGAGATCCATGACTTCCTGCAGTGATCGGGCAAGATCTCTTACTAGGGATTCGGCTGTGCCCAGCTCCTCAATCACCTCCAAATAGACGTTCCAGCATATCGCCGTCTTTGGGCCGTATCCGTCTCGCACGGCCTCTCGGGCCTTATTAGCAGCAGGCCGCCATCTCTCGGGTACAACTCTATCTGTGCTCACTTGGCTGCCTCCTGGGATCGTCGATCATGCCTTCGCAATCGCTTGCATCCGAATAAAGACAAACTCCACATTCGCTCATTTTCCCTCCTGGCGCAGGACAGAGCCGCTCTTCTCTCTGGCTGGAGTTTCTGGTGCGCTGAGATGCTTCGGAATCCCGGCCACAGCCGCATCGACGATCTTACAAACCTTGGGCCACGTAAGATTTCCCACCTGCCCGTCCGCGCAAACCCTTTTCACGTCCCGCAGCGCTCGGGCAAGATCTCTTACTAGGGATTCGGCTGTGCCCAGCTCCTCAATCACCTCCAAATAGACGTTCCAGCATATCGCCGTCTTTGGGCCGTATCCGTCTCGCACGGCCTCTCGGGCCTTATTAGCAGCAGGCCGCCATCTCTCGGGTACAACTCTATCTGTGCTCACTTGGCTGCCTCCTGGGATCGTGTGCCCCAATTTATGTGCAGCGTAGAAATCGTTGCCTGCGCGGCTGCAGTGGCTTCACTGGCGCCCAGCGCGTTGAACGTGAGCCCGTCATCGGTCCAGGCCGTAGCAGGGCTGGTGGGTGTTCCGCTGGTGGCCGCCTCAATATCTGTTACGGCGTTTTCTACCTGGGTGAACCCCAGGGTCATGATGCGGTTGAAGTCGCCTTCGTTGATGAGTAGGAACTGATTTTCGTCTAGCACCGGAGTGCCAGCCGATCCAGCCTCAGTTTCCGCGAGCGTGCAGAATATCACCTTGGCGCCGGCCGCATGGGCATCGGTTGCGATCAGGTCCAGGTTGTTACACGTTTGGTAGGTCGCGTCGCCACAAGGGGGGTCCCACATGGGGTCGGTCATATCGAAGATTCCGGCGTCCACCACCACCACGTCATAGCGGTTCGCGGCCAACAATGCCGGGAGCCTTGCCTCAATGCTTGAGGTTGCTTCCTGGGTTCCGATGGGCGAGCCGGCGAAGGTCCGCATTTGGTCAGTGTTCGAATTACCCCAAGATGTGACCGTTTCATCGCCTATGACCAGAATAGATGGTGTGCCCGCAAGATCTCTCCTGAATTGCGAGGTGTTCGCGGCTGGGTGGGGCATGGATGACGAGCATCCAGCCAGGAGAACGAGAGACAAGGCATAAAAGTGTTTCATGGTTGTGCCTGTAACTTTTCGATCTCTAGCCGCAGAAGGTTCGCTACCTGGATCTGCAGGTTCAGGTTTTCTTTGTACGCGGTTAGTTTTTGCTCCAGCGCGGCAATTTCGTTCTGGTGTGTGCAGGCCGCGGCTCCGAAGGCGTGCAGGTTGTCAGTGTCGGTCCAGGTAATCTTGCTCTTGTTGTCAGTAAATACCCTCATAGGCACCCTCGCCGCTGCAGTTCAATAAACTCTCCAAACTCGGGGTGTTTGGCCAGGAATTCGAGCGCACGCTTTCGGTTGGAAAGTTGCTCTTCCAGGTGCTTCACGTCGTTTTCTGCTTCGCGGAGTGGCGAGGGTCGATAGGGCGAGTTTCCCGTTGTTCCCAGCATGGCACCGCCCACGCTTTGCTGGGCGGCATAGTTCGCTTTTTCATAATCGCGATCGCACATTTTTGGTTCTCCTTTTTATCGTGGGGTTATAAGTCGTCGGGTTGGTACCGTGCCGCGGCCGTTGAATTGCCGGGTCACTCCATCCACGTTAGTGGCTATGCCTGGCAAGCTTGAGATCATCACCGTGCTGGGGCTTAGATCGGGCGGGTGCACGGGGGTTAGTGGTGGCGCAGCCGTGGGCTGCGGTTTTATTTGCTGGCGGCCCTCAAGGCTTACGCTGCGGCTAGCGGCTAGGGTTGGCACTGGGCTCCTCTGAAATGGCCACCAGTTGGGCCTCTATCGTCTTGTACTCTTCCGGTCGGATGGCGAACAGCAGCCAGTCGCGCTCGGCGATCACGCGCTGCAGCTGTTTACGCAGCTCGTCGATTTCCAACAGGGGCCCAGCGATCATTTCCACCTTGGTAACTATCATGCTGCTGAGGTTTGGCATGGTTAACTCGGAGCCGACCTTAACGGGTGGGTATGGCGGACCTTCGATTACGAACGTGCGCCGCTCGCGACCTTTCCCCGCTGTCACTCTCATGGCCATTATTGCTGCTTCCTTTCTGAGTGCTTGGCGCCGTAGATGGTGTGCGCCAGCAGCTCGTCCGGTACGTTCTGTACCGGGTACTGAATCAAAAGCTGGAAGTGTCGGCATTTTGGGCAGACACCGTTTTGCATCGCAACGTACCGGTCGTTGAACAAGGTTTGCGCCTGGGGCAGGTTTTCGGGGTCGGCGCTCGATACCTGCAGCATGTCGAAAGGTACTTGGGGCGTGGCTTTTATTTCTCCCAGCAGCAAGCCGACCGTGGGCCTGGCTCCTATAGCTATCGAGTCCAGGGCTATGTGGGCTATCTCGGCAACTTCGCCGCTTTGGCACAGTTCGATGTTGCCCATGGTTAAGTAACAGTTGCTGTAAGGTGTGCCGTTGTCCTGGTTCGTGGTGGTGTCGCGCATCAGTATCGGGCCACTGGCTCCGGGGGGTCCTACCAGCAACCGGTCGGGGAATTGGCCTGTCTGCACGCGCACGCTTTGCACCGCAGACGTTCCTACTTCGATGCGCGCGATGGGTGACCAGAGAAATCCGCTTTCCGGGCTTGAAACGGGCGAGTAGCGGAACCAGCCGTTTTGGCCGTCTGCGTAGTAAAGGCCGCTATCTCCCGAGCTGCCTTCGTACCAGGTCACAAAGGCGTTCACCGGCGAGAATATCTGGTTGTTCAGTCCGCCGGTGGTCGTTTTTAGAAACTGGTCTCCGATCGGGAATCCGATTTCTGCATAGCCGGCGCCGGGGTCAATCGAAACTGCCTTCAGATGGTTGTCGAGAAGGTAGAACGTTGAGCCAATCGGGCTTGCCGCGCTGTAATTTAACAGCCCAACGTCGGGAATGAAGGTCGACGGAGTGAAGGGGCTGGAAGTGGTTCCGTTTCCGGTTATCAGGCCGATGTAGCTGGTGGTCCAAACGATCAGCGCCGGCCCCGTGTTTAGAGTAACTGAATCGAAGCGCGTGATCGCAGATTTGAAGCGTATGAAGTTTGACGGGTTGAACGCGGTGTACCCGTTGCTGGCGCTGTTCGTGTCGGGTCCGGTCGAATAGTAAGCTGTCGCACCCACTGCGACAAATTGCCTCTGTAGGTGCTCGCATGGCGCCGTCGCTCCGACTGGTGGTGGGTTGTTTTCGTTGTCGATTGGGGCCTCGAGGAAGGCGTCCAGGTCTGCATCGGGCAGGGTGTCGAGGTAATTCCAGTTGCTCGCGCCGGTGTTCGGAATAATGTCTAGCTGCAGCAGAATCGATCCGCCCTGCTCGATGCGGTAAATCACTATGCCGCTGTACTGCAGATCGGTTCCAGGGCCCGGGCCAGAAACGGCTACCTGGTAGCCGCCCGCCGCGCTGCCCAAAACTCCACCCACGATGAACGTGGTGGGCGAAGCATTGGTTATCGAACCGTCCAGGGCCTGGTAGGCATACGCGTAGCCAGATCCTGCGGTGGTCAACAGGGCGCCTGTGCCGATATTGTTCCAGGTCAGGCCACCGTCTGTCGTGGTGCCACCTACCGTCACATTCCAGGTGGGCACCGATCCGCCTGATGTTCCGGCGACAGAGGTCACCAGCTGAAAGTTGCCGTTCGAATCCAGAATCACTGCGGTGTTTTGAAATACCGTCGTCGGCACCCAGGAACCAGACGGTTTCCCGGCATTTGTCCAGCGCACCGTTCCGTCAAACGTGAAGCCCGCAAACGCCGCGTTGAACATGGGCACTTTTGAGCCGGTCACGCCGGTGGTGGTCAGTATCTGAATGTTGCCGTTTTGGTCAAGGATGGAATAGAAGATGGTCGACAGGGTTGTGCTGGGCTGCCAGAAGCGGTTGTCTCCCAAGGTGCTAGGTACCACTGTCGGCGCAATGGTGGGCGAAATTACGCCCAGGTTATAGACCCCGATCCCGCGGTTGGTCCACTGCAGGGTTCCGTCTGTGGTGGTTCCACCCAGCGTCACATTCCACGTCGGGGCCGAGCTGGCCGAGGTTCCGCTTTCGCCAGGTTCAAACGTTAGCCCAGTCACCGTGCCGGTATCTGCAGCTGGGCCGTATGCGGCGTGAGCGAAGGGCTGCACTTGAATCACGTTGTCGGCGTAAGTGGTGATATTGCCCAAGGTCTGGCCATTCAGAAAGGTCGCCGTCGTCAATCCCGCAAACAGCAAGGTTGGCGTCGATCCCAAGCCAGGCGAAAATGCCGTGTCGGCCGCTAGGGCCACGCGCACATAGTTCACGCCTAAAATCGCTAGAACTTGAATGCTGGCTATGTTGGCGGTTTCGGTGACGCCAGTCACCTGTTGAATGTTTCCGTTGGTGTCGCGAATGTAATCGCCAATGGTGAAGCTGGTGCTGCCTGCATAAGCTTTTGATGGCTGCAGGTATTTCTTCGCGTCGGTACCGTTCATGAAGTAGAGCGCGTTGTTTACGCTGGCGAAGCGGGTGAAGCCTGCGTTCGCTGCCGAGGTGAACAGCAGCTGTCGGGTACTGGGGCCGGTGGCGTCGTAAATCCTGGTTGGATTGTCGGCTTCTTCCGCAATCACCTGAACGCTTTCAGTGTTACCCACCAGCCAGCTGAAGCTGAAGAAAGAGTTGATTTTTGCCCACGCTGCAGAGTTGTAAACGCTTAACCCGGGGCGGCGCACTGTAGTCAGCTTGGCTGAAATTTCTCGGTTCAGTCCATCGATCAGCGAATCGAAGCGCGAAGCAGAATAGAACTTTGCCTGCAGGTAAGGCACCGCGGCGTCGCGCAGGGGCGAGCGCTGGGTCCACAGGCCAGTAATGGCTCGGTCCATGGAAATCGGCGCATATTCACTGGGTTCTGGCGATGCGCCGGCGGCTTGTAGGGGGCTGGTCATCTTTTATCCTGCATTAAACGAGGCACAATACACGCTCAGCTCTTCCGATGCCGCAGCTCCGATCAATACCGCCTTTACATTTTCCGGATCGGTCCACGTGTAGGTATCTGCGGAATATCCATCGTCGCTTTTCCATGCCTTACCGTCCCAAGAATAGCTGCCCGCCGGATGCGTTTCTCGCGCCTCCTTCTCGGTCAGCGCGGCGACTACGGCAGAGTCGTAGGTATCGTAGCCCCGATTTTTATCTTGCCTGATCAGCCACAAGTTCATTCTTCTACCGCCTTCTTGCACCGGCCGCACAGTAACAGGGTTCTGGTTAAGCGTCCGCAGATGTTCTTATCGTGGAAGCATTCATTTTGCGCTGGGGCGAGGGTTTGTACAATCGCTGCTTCTGTGGGGGTGGCCTCGCGCACAAAAGCCGCCGTCGCATAGCTCAGGCTTCCGTCTGGTAGGCGGATCATTGCCCCAGGGCCCGGCTCATAGGTCACCATTTGGCCAATGGCGAGGAATAGTCCCGCCCCTGTCTCCGCCACGACCAGCATACCCAAACTGTCTTTGGTAATCATGGTATTAAGTTAGTACCATGGTTTTCAGATGTCAAGGGTTATTTTTAGGCTCGTGCGTAATAGGGCATCACGACGATGGTGCCGTTCATTTTTACTTGCGCGTAGCCGGTCGGGGTGGCTGGCAAGGCTGCGGCCCCGCCCGCAGCGCCTACCGTGGTCTGGGTGGGGTAACTGGTGAAGCCCAGCAGGCTCTGCAGTGCCACGCCGGTGCCTACGATCTGCAGGGCTGTGTCACCACCGCCGCCCTGTGTCACACTCATGGGCGTGCCAGGGGTGGCGTTGGCAAGGCTGTTTGTACTTACGCCGGCAGAAGAGAGTATCGCGGCGCCGGTGATGTTTCCGCTGCAATTCAGCTGAGTAATGGTCAGCTGGCCATTCGACGACCAAAAGGTGTCGTGTACTCCGTCTGTCACCTCTATTGCTTTGTTGCTGTCGGTGCCGCCGCCAATCGTTATCCCGGTTCCGGCCGTGTGGCTCAGGGCGGTCAGCTGGGTAATGTCGGCGTTTACTCCGCTCTGCGCAGCAGAAAGGTTCGTTCGCGCTCCCGCGGCCGTGGTCGCGCTTGTGCCCCCTTGGGCTACCGTGACAGGAAAGGTGATGCTGCCGCCGCCCACCGGTTCCCACATCTGGGCCGATCCAGAAACGTATAGCTGTGGGGTGGTGGTATCCAGGCCCAGCGCTCCAGAGGGGGCATAGCCAGCCAGCGGGTTCGGGCTTACCTTGTCGTATGCCGGCATCTAATTTCCCCTCGCGGCCACGCCGGAATTCACTCGGCCCTGGCTGCGGGCTATGGTTGAAAGATCGGCCATCCAGTTGCCTAAAAAGATGTTCTTCTCCTGCTCAGACATTCCGTCTTGCAGGCCCAGCAGCGAAGAGGCGAACCATTTTTCAAAGATGGGGAAGCGTGAATCGTTCACCAGCAGCGAGCTGAACGCAAGAAAGCCGAAGTTGAAGCAGAAGCTGAATTCATCGGGCACCGGGGCCCAGGGGCTTGCGACCGAGGTCAGCAGGGTCGCTTTCTTTTGGTAAACGCAGTTCACCGTGTAAACCGCGTCTGGGGCTTGCGCCAGGCGAAATATGATTGTGCCGGCACTGTTGTCATTCTGTGGCGCCATCTGAGTGGGGCGGGTTTGGCTTTTGTCCGGCACCAGCGATATTGCGCCGTTCAGCGGGTAGATCGTTCCTGCCGAGTCTACGATCCACTGGTCCTCAATAAACCCCAGGTCGGCCAGGGTGACCGTGTAGTCGGTCTGCCCAACCACGGTCACAAAGGTAAAGGTGTTGCGGTTAAATCGCCAGCGACACGGGGCGGCCAGCATACGCTGCAGCACAATGTTGCCCACGGTTAAGGCTGGTTCCTGGTTACTCACCGTCAATGGCTGGTTTTTGAGCATCGGCCCAGCCCAGTTGATCGCGTTCTGTATGGTGAGCGTCGATGCCATGGCGTTAAAAGTAGAACGTGTTCTATTTTTTCGTTTTCTTTTCTTTGGCCTGCGAGTAGGCGATGGCTACGGCTTGCTTCTGGGGCTTCCCTGCGGCCATCTCGCGCTTGATGTTGGTTGATATGCCCTTCTTGGTTTTGGCGGGTTTTCCTTTAACTAGGGGCACGGCTTATACCCCGCCTCGAACTGCTTGGCTGGCGAAAACGATAGATATCCGTCGGCGTAGACCACCATGTACCAGCCAACTTCAGGTATTGGCTTGTGGGCCAACTCTTCGGCCGTTACAATTTTGTCGGCATAAAGATCGCTGCGCACAAACGCTAGCTTGATCGCATCTCCAACGTGGTCAATTCGCTTGATTTGCAGCGCCCACACTTCCTTGTGTGAGACGTATTTTGGCATTTGCGCTTGGGCCTGCATATTCATCAGATCACCCTCAGCAGCAGCAAGATCAGAATAATCAGGATGATCAGCGAGATCCCGCCGCCGCCATAGTAGCCCAGGCCGGGGCCCAGACGGAATCCGCCGTAGCCGAACACGAGCAAGAGAATCACGAGAATTACGATGATGTTCATTCGCTCACCTATTTTCAGAGGAATACACCCAATGGACGAAAGCGTTCGCCAGGTAGGTCGTGTTCGCGATTGTATCGCTGTCGGGGGCCTTCCAGATAATTCCACCGGCCTTCTTTTGCATTAACACTAAAACTGTATCCACTTCTCCGGAAACGACGTGCTTTCGTGAATCGTCGAGAACTGCCAGCAATGCCGCCTGCTTGTCGATCGTCAACAATTCCATCAGTATGGCTCCGCAGGGTCCTGAGGGTTTCTAAGCCAGGGGTACACGGTATCGACAGGGTAGGTCGCTGGAAATAGACCGTAAGCGTTCACTTCCTTGTCGCCCTGCTTCGCCGCGTCGAGCAAGTCTTTCTGCCACAGCGGGTAAAGAGCGTTGGCTTCCTGCTTGTCCTTCGGGTTCGCGCTCGCGCCCTTGCAGGCTATTTCGTAACCGCGACGGAAGTATTTTGAATAGTTGTCGGGGATCGGGTTTATCAGCTGCTGCAGCTTTATGAATTGGGGTGCGATCACCTGGTACTTCGGGGTCATTTGCCACACTGGGCCGGTGGCTCCGGGCAGCGGGAACACGCGCCAGCCTTGCGAGGTTGGGGCCGCCACGGTCCAGACACAGCTGCCGTCATTCACCGTGGTGCCTTCTGGTGAGCTTGCGGCGGCAGCCGGCTGGGTGCTTCCGGTGGTTCCAAAGGTGGTCAGCACGAGAATGTTTCCGTTCACATCGATAAACGCCATGGCGCCGTTTTGGGCGGTGGGGTTGGTGCCCAGCAGCGGGCTGTATACCTGGTTCGCTCCGGCCCAGTTGCCGTAACCCATGTCCGAGTTGTACATCCAGCAAATCTTGCCCACCGGGCCGCTGGTCCAGTTGGTGCGGCTTAGCTGCTTCACAAAAGTGATATTGCAAAGGGGCTTGGGGATCGAGGTGTTGTTTATGTCTACCCGGTCGCAATCCTCGCCCCAGTCTACGTTGGCCAGGCCGATCTGCGGGTAGTCCTGCTGGTAGCTGTTGGTGTAAAAGGGTGCGGCTACCTGCGAATTCCATTTCCAGTTAAAGCGTTCTGCGATGATGTCGGCCATCACGTCGTTCGCCAACTCCAGGGCTAAGGCGGTGCCGTAGCCCGAAGGCTGGCTTAACGGCGAAGCAGTCGCTTTCGCGCTTACGATGTCGATGACCGACTGCAGCGTCTTGGTGCTGTTTCCCACTGACTTAACTCAGCCCGTAAAGCGAGAACGTGCTGCCGGTGGCGAAGCTTGCCGCGGTCTCTACGCTTAGGGCGATCGTCGTAATTGCGGCCGCCGAAGCCCACTGCACCGATGCCAGTGTTATGCCCTGCGCGGAACTATTCATTGCCGTAACCGCTTTAGCTCCGGCCAGCGCTCCCGTGTAGGCGTAGATCATCGCTTCCGTGGCAGCCAGCAGCGCAGACGAGCCAGCGTATCCCAAGATTCCCACAGGCGTGGTCTCCACCTGTTGCGCCGTCGGCGTGGTGACCACGTTGTAAAGGTAGCTGTTGAAGTAGTTGTTACCCGTGTCCCCGTTGAAGTTAACGTTCAGTCTGATCGTGGTGCTGCCGCTGCCAGACGAAGAATTTATTACCAGCTTTAGGTTGGAATAGCTCTGTGGTATAGCCGAGAAGGTCACGGTTGCCGCAGGCGAGCCGAGCGTTTGTTTCTGGATCAGCGTTAGTGCGCCGCCACCGCCGCCAGCACCAACCTGGGTAAGCACGCCGCTAGTTCCCGCGATGTACAGGGCTGGGGTTGCAAGGTCTAGGCCGAGCGAGCCTGGCGCGGCACTGCCGGTTAGCGGCCCGTTCTTTTCTATGGCAAAGTTTCCCACGGTCAGTAGCCTTTCTGGTCTGTAATTGCGCCCGCCATTTCAGGCACGAACGGTACTCCGTCCTTCATCCAGGCAAAGGTGGGGCCCTTGATAAAGTCGAGGTTGCTTTCCACCCACAACTCTTCCAGCTTGTCGGTCAACATCTTCTGTGTCCGGTAGGCTTCCGGGTCGCGGGCCAGAAGGTTGCGGTGCGGCGTGTATTCCTTCAGCCTGCAGCGGTTGCACTGGTAAAACGCTGTCACTCCGTCCGGCATGATGAACTTGGTCACGCAAGGCTTGCCGCCGCCAGAGTATAGCTGGTGGCGATATCCACCCTGCCGGTGCCTGCAGCCGCTTTGAATGTTCCGGTGCATCACGGCAATGCCGCGTAGTTCCGCCTGGCGCTGCGCATTCTGTAGCGAGCGCTGCTTTTTCATGGCCAACAGCTTCGCATGCGCTTCCTCGGTGTCTTCGAGGGTAAGGATCTCGCGCTGCATCTGCATGCGCAGAATGCGGGTTTGTAGTTCGGCGTTGGTTAGCTCTTCCAGGGGAAGGGCCATCAGGTCGCGGTCTTCTTTAGCCATTTTCCTTCTCCGGGCAGCCTCCCCGCATGCACTCGCGGCATACGAATCGGTTGCCCATTACCAGCCTCACGTTGAGGTTCGATTTGCACCACTCACAGAAGCGCAGCATTTCTTATGTCGTCTGCGGCACAGCGTCCCAGCAGCGTGCGCGGCTGGTTACGTCGGGCGGCGGACCGAAGGCCAGAATAGTGTTGTAGCTGGTTCCGGCGCCGATCACGCCTGCCGGGTCAGCCACCTGGCCGGGCTTGTATTCGCCCATCCACAGGGTCATGTTCTGGTACTGGCCGTCGTCAATGTCGGTGCGATCGGGCCTGCTCAGCTTGATCGCAATCACTGCATCCATGCCGGCCAGGTAGGTTCTGATCGCCGTGTTGCCGCTCGATAGGTAGTTGGCGGTTTGGGTGCAGTTGGTCGACATCATCCACTTTACGCCCAGCAGCTCAATTACCTTCACCTCGTCGCCTTCGGCACCGTCCGGCAACTCTTCCAACTTCAGCAAGCCTTCCGGGGTGTGCTTCATAATGTCAACGATCGAGTTGTTGGTGTTGTCGAGCGCAATCAGGTCGCCCACAAAGAAGGGGTGAATCTTGCCGTTGTACGCGCCGCCAATCATGCCGGGCACGTTCTGCCCCATCAAGCTGAAGGGTGCCTGCTCAATCATTTGCTTCAGGAACGGGTAGGGCGACACGGTGGCGTCTTGGTTCGCAGTCTTGGCGTCGAGCGTGCGCAGGTAATCGAACACGGCCATCACCAGGTCGTCGATCGACAGCCCCAAGCGGTATGCCATCTCTCGCCGCAGGTTCACCATGTCATCAGAAATCGAGGTCACCAGAGCCTTGTCCGACACGTTCATGTAGTCAGCCCATTGGCCAAGCTGGTAATCCTGGAAGTTGGCGGTGAGTGTAATGCCGGTACCTACCGTGCCTTCTGTCTGCTGGGTAGTGTTGCCCGGCAGAACAGGCCACATGAAGTTGCGGAAGATCTGCCCCGACTTTTCAGGCATCGGCATGCGCGTACACATGCGCAGCATCACCAACATAGCTTTCAGGTTCTCAAGGAACTTTCGGTTGTAGAAAGTCGAAAGGGCTGCCTGGGGCATGTTGCCCGACATCATCGAGGTTGGGGAAATGCCGTCCGAGAAGCCAGGGGTTCGCGCTTGGGCACTTGCCATCTGCAGAAAGGCTGAGCCGGTAAACAGCAGCGCCGTGCCTGCGGCGATAAGCAGGCAGACCACTGCGCGGAAGATGTGGGTTAGCGCTAAGGTTACGCGGTCAGTCACGAGACGTTCTCCCCAAAGCCCTAGGCCGTAGCCGAACGGGGCTGCGAGTACAGGTCAACGGCGCGGCGGAATTCTGGATCAGTGTTGTACTTTTCCAGCATCTTGTCCGCAGATAGCGCGTCAACTTGTGCACGGGTGTACTTCGGTTGGGTCGATGAAGATACCGGGGTAGTGGCCCGCAGGCCGTTCTTCCGGTAACTCGTCGCCTCTCTTTCCCGGGCCGGACGGGGAGCCGAAGTTTCGTTCGGTTGCCCAGCGGGGTTGTCTTCTACCAGCATGCCGCTCTCTGAAAGTTCAAGGTAAACGGCTTGCAGAATATCTTCCGTCACGTTTCCCAGTCCGCCGGCGCGCAGCGATGAAGAATCGGCCAGCATGCGCTTGTTCGCGGGGTGGGAAGGAAATTCGGGGTGTTTCAGGGCCCAGTTCGCAGCCGTTTGCGCAAAGCTTTCGGTGGCTACGCGACGCTTTCGCTCGAGCTGGAATTGCTCGAATTCACCGTTGGTAGCTTCGTCCAGCAGCGACCTTACCGCCTGGGGGGCCTTCGCCGGGTTTCCCAGATCGGCGGTGGCCTGCATTTGCTGGTCGGGGGTCATGGGTTTGCGCGGCGCTGGGGTGACCGGTTGCATGCCGTTAGTCCGTGGACTGGCAGTTGGCTGGGCCTTCAGCGCCGCGATATGGCGGCTGGCATGCTCTACCGTCCGCGATACCTTTTCCAGAATCTCGTCTTTGTCTTTGCCGTAAACGCGCTGGGGGTGGCCGCCGTCCTCGGGGTCAATCACGAGGCAGAGCCGGCCGTCCGTTCGGTTTTCTTCCCAGCGACGTGACATTTACTCCGCCTGCGCGATCTCTTGCGTGATTTCTTTTTCCAGCTGCTCTTTGACCCCCCGGGCCATGGCAGCGTAGGCCCAAGCCTTCGCCACTTCAGCTGCATTTCCCAGGGGGTCCCCTTGGCTCAAGACTGTAGCAGAATTTTCAAATCTAAGCACAATATTATTTAACATGCGAAAAAGAATCAGGTAGCCAGGCTCGAATTGCAGGCGCTTCAGCCACTTCCGGTCATAGTCGGAAACGGGTCCGTGGCCAGCTTTCGACAGGGCTTCCTGGGCAGCCACCAGTTGCTTTTCGGACTCACCGTTGCTCTGCTCGTCGGCCTCCTCCAGGTTCACTGGGTTGCGCAGGTAGTCTTCGAGGGTAAGCTTGGTGGTGGTCATGCCGTGGTGGGCTCTTCCTGTCGCGTACCGTGGATCCGCTCCCAATCTTCCAGGTGCCCGTTCCAGTCGATAGGTACTCTTGCTTTTTCAGGCTTCGAGGCTCTCAGTTTTGCGGATAGGGCTGCCTTGTTCGCCTTTAGCGCCGCGCAGCAACATTCGCATGTGCCGTGCTCGCAATGGTTATGCTTTCCATCCCAGCAGGGCCCGCATAGCTTCTGCTGCTTGTAGTCTTTTGCTCCACCGTTTGCCAACACATCGCACCTCACATTCCTTGCTGCAAAATTTTCTCGTCTGCGCCGCGCTCGGCTAACCCCTCGGCGCGCTCCAGCGGTAGGCCGTCTGAGGTCTTGCTCATGGCTAGCTCAGCGGCTTTGTTACCCAGGTCTACTTCGCCCTTGGCCTGTATCTGCTGTACCTTGCCCTGCGTTTTTGCTTGCTCCAGGGCCTGGGCACCTTGCACTTTTTGGGCTACCGGGTTCGACTGTTGTTGCGCCTGCAGTTCCTTCGGGGTCATTGGGCGGAATACGTCCGGCTGCTGGGCTAACTCTGAAACCTGCAAGAACAGGTCCAAGATTACGCCGAAATCGACCGTCTTTCCTTCTTCGTGCAGGAATTGCAACAGCTGCGGTTGTTGTACCACTTGCAACATAAACGGTATCAGCTGCTGAATTCCTGCTTTGGCTGCCAAACGCTGGCCAGCCAGTACGTCAATTTCAAATTCGGCGTCAAGGAATTGCTCTTCCTCAATCGCGGTAAGAATGATCTTCGCTTTGTCGCGCTTTAAGATCCGCCGTATCTCTTCAAGCGGCATTTTTTCTTTCACCATTTTTACGAGGAAGAGAATGGTGGGCACAATCACGCCTTCGGCTACCGCGTCGACGGGGTCGGCGATGGTGTCGTCTGCCTTGTTCGCTACCCGGTTAGCGCCTGTGGCTGTTCGTGCGGCCGAGCTGCCCGGGCTGCCTATGTTGCCTTGCATCATGGCGCGGTCTGCGCCAGAAAGTGAGTCGGCGCTTTGCTGTGACAGCTGCAGCCACTGCCACGATTCTGGTGGTATCTTCGGCGGCTCCATGTAGCCGACCGATTTGTGCACATCGCCACCAGGTGGCATGTCCAGGGCCCAGAATCCGCCCAGCCGTTGAATCACGTTTTGCGTGGGCGCGTTGAGGCCGCGGTCAATCAGAATGGGCGCATTCATGGGGTACGCCAGCATCTTTAAGCTTTCGTTCGTTACCCCTTGGTTGATTCTTTGGTCCGGTCCGTCCAGGCGGCCGATCCCCATCCCATAGCCACAGCTGTCAATGCTCCACCAGTTGGCGGCCACGTGCGGGTCCATGCCAAGGTCGTGCTCTTCGTTGCGAATTAGCAGCTGCCGGCCTTCGTACGAAATCAGCGTCTTCACGGTGCGGCAGTCCCACCGCTCAATCATCAAGATTGGTTTTAGTAGTGGGTCCTCGCTCATCTGCCGGTTGCGGCCCTCGGCGTGGGTCACGGCAGAGCCTTGCGCTGTCATCGAGTCTTCTATTTGCGAGCCCGCGGGCGCCGATCCACTGGCGTTGTTGATCATCCAGGTTTTCAAGGTTTCGTCGGCGGGTATGTTTTTGTAGCAGCTGAGCATGCGCATCTCTTGCAGGTCCGCGAAGCACACATAGTCCACGTCGACTATGTATTCCGCGGAAGCTCCGATGTCGTTCGGCGTGCACCATTTAGGCCCTGGCAAGCTAGTACCTAGCCTCCTGTAGTCGAAGAATGGCCAGCTCTCGGTGCGCGTCTCAGTGACGGTTTCCATCTCATCACTTTCTTTGCTGGGTATGTCTGTTTTCCCAGTGACGGGCATAGTTACGCTGTCAACTGGGCGCTTCCGCTTGCGGGTTTTTATTTCAACCTTGCGCTCTTCCCATCCCAACTTTCCCATGCCGGTGCCCTGCAACACTTGGCTGTCAATCAGCAGGCCGGTATGGTACTTGAATTTCATGCGCTTCAGCAGTTGCGCAATTAGGGCGGTCCAGGCGTCGGCTTCTTTTTGGGTGGTCTCGCCGATCGGGCGCAGGAAGAAAGGGTTTTGTTCCGCAAATAGGGCCCTCTTTACTTGGGTGGCCATGGTGCGCGTGTTCTTCGCCACCAGGTAGCGGCTTATGCGCGGCGGGCGTCCCTGCTCCACGCGTGGGTAGCGGTCGAGGGTGGGGCTTTGATAGAGAATGTCGCTGTGTTGCCACTCCAAAAGCCAGCTGTTGTTTTCAACGTAGTTCTTCGCGTTCTGATAGTCCTGCCAGATCAGCGTGGCGGCTGCGTCATCAGCCCAGATCGGTGGGACCTGGTTGCCCACTGTAGTGGTAACGTCACTCGGCCGTATCGGGTCACCGACACGGTTACCAATCGGCATTTGGGCGGTGCTAGCCATGCAGCCCCCTCCAGTTGCGCTTCCAGCCCCAACTTCTAGCTTCCTCAAAGGTGCTGAAGATGTGATCCACTATGCCAGGTATTTCGACGCGCCACGTCGGCCAGCGATAACCACCGTACTTAGCTAGCCGCGCTTTACCCATCTAACCCTCCAAGCACGTCAGGCAGCCCATAGCTGTTACGCGGGTGCATCATGTTCATTTGGTCGCGCAGGCGTTGCTCTTCCATGGCCTGCTGGCCCGCGGCGCCGTACACCATGTTGCTTTCGAGTTGCTGGCGCTTGCGTCTCTGGGCGACCAATTCTTCCTCGTCGATCTCGGTGCGCAGCAGGCTTACCGGTATCTTTATCGCCAACCTGCTGATCGCGTCGATGATGCCGTTCTCAGAGATTAATCCGAAGTGTACGAATTGTCTCCGTGTTTCTGTCGACTTGCCGGCTGCGGTTGAAATTGATAGCCGGCCGCTGCGCATCATCGGTTCCAGTTGCTCGATGCGGCTGAAGCGGTCTCCGTCGCTTTCTTCAAATGGTATCCAGTTCAGGCATATCGAGACGTTCTTTTTGTAGCTCTCGTTCTTTATGTGGGCCTCAAGGTAGCGGGCACCGGGCACATCCTCGGCTGTCACCAGGCCGGCTTGGTGCTGGTGGCATTCCTTCACTACTTTTTCAGCCAGGCCCGTGGGGGTGTAGGCACCCTGCCAGGCGTCAAGAATATACAGGTGCCCGTTCACCACGCGGGCCGCGGACCCCTCGGCGTACTTCGCCATGAAGTCTTTGCCGCCGTAAGGGAAGCGCCAGAAGATGAAGGTTTCACCGAACTGCGGTATCCGGTCGGGCTGCACCAGGGCCTGGTCGTACAACTCGGGCGGAAATTTCACCATACTGCCGCCCTGGGGGTCGTTCATTTGCTGGCACATGAAGGTTTCATAGTCGTTGTCAAACTTGGCCTTCAAATCGTCGTAGGTTTCGATCTCGCTGAACAGCAGCTCCACTGCTTCTGGTGGCGGGAACTCTCCACCTTGCAAGCGCTCGCCGCTCTTCACTATCAGCGATGCACGTATCAACACTTTCCATCTGGCTCGGTCCATTTTTTCGAGCGTATACCCCCACAGCTCAAAGGGGTGGTAGCGGGTGCCCCTCATGTGCACATAGCCCCCGCGCTGCAGGGTGTTTAGGTTGGTGTTATGGTTGTCAATCACCGACTGGCGCACTTTGGGGCTAGCTTTGATGCCGCTGTTTTGTGTGTCAACACAATCGTCAGGGTTCAATACCCACGGGTGCCAACCGGATTGCGTTGAGTCGACCGAAGTGGATGCTATGGTCTCGTCGGGCTGTGCAGCTGTGCGCGCAGGCGAGCGATATTCACCGTCGATCTGCTTTGAAACTACGTGCTCTGGGAAGCATATTTGAAACAGTGACGGTTGCGCGCCCTTGGGCTGCAGAAATGCCCTGGCCACCGTGGTGTCTGTTAGGGCTTTCGATAGTGGTTTTGTCGCAGTTTCGTTCAGAATCGTTACGTCTGGGTCAATCGCGATCCACTGTACAGTGTCGATTATTCCGAATGTGGTTTTATAGGTATTGCGGGGGTCGAGGTGAAGTCTAAACTTGATATCACTCTGCTGTTCGAGGGGCAGTCCAGGTCTCTTTGCCACATATAAATCGGCAACTGGTCGGTGAATTCGTTCGACAAATTTAGTATAGCCCAGCATTCGACCGAGGAAGAAGTGGTCGGTTTGGCAGCGGAACCTGGATTCGTCTCGGTATTCGGCATCGCCGATCAACCTTTCACGGTCGAGCATTTACATGCCGCCGGCCGCTGCGGGGGCAGCTGGTGCTCCTTCTCCCTGGTCCGGCTGGTCGCCTTCCTCTTCCTGGTTACCCTCGGCCTGGTCGCCAAAATGGTCTTCCATGTGGTCGTGCAGGTCTTTCATATCGGCGCTGGTGCCGCCAAAGCGGGGCGGCATGTGCTCGCCGTTCTTGCCTTGGTAGTGGTGCTCATGCACGTAGCTGCCATCGTCGGCCTTGGTGGTGGTGATGGCGTGCAGTTTCAGCTTCGGCTTTTTTCCTGACTCTTTGCCTTTGCCTTCGCTGCCGGTTTCTTTCTTGTGCTCTTCCTTCGCCATCACATCTCCTGAATTGCGGGCGGTGGCTCCCAAACACCGCCGCATGGCAACACTTGGGCCGCCCGCAAACTTAGAACGCTACACAGAGGTCTTGCACGACCAGCGCGTTGCCGACAAAGCCTGCGCTAAAGGTGCCGCTTACGCCAAAGCTGGCCACCGGGTTGTTTTTGTAGTTGATCCCGGTCACCACGTTGCTTACAGCCACCGATGCCACCAGCGTGTTGTTAATGGAAAATCCCACAGTACCAGTCAGTTTTCCGCTGACCGAGTCGAATACGAAATTTCCCTCTATCCAGTACGGGGCGCTGGCACTGTTCTGCGCGACCGCGCCGCTCGAAGCCAACAGCATGTTGCTGCCAGGCGTGGCCGAGGTGCCCGAATAAAGCTTTAGCGTCACATTCGCGGTGCCGGCCGTCTTAATGAAGCCGGTTGCCTGCACAATAAACTTTCGCTGCTCCAGTTCGGTGCCGGAAGGGATCTGCACCAGCAGTGGAAGGGTTGGCTGCGCCGGGTTCAGGACCATCTGCTCAGTGGTCACCGTGTTGGCGGTGAGCGTGGCCGGCAAGGGAACTACGCCGCTGCCCGCCTGAACGTTGAGCGATAACGGGGTGGCCGGTAGTGGGGTGGCAATCGACGGCCCGTAAAGCCTGGTGCTGGGCATGGTGTTTCCTTTCCTTACGGCTGCGTAGGGGTTTGCGTATCCGCTGAGATACTATCCCGCTCAGCCGGGGCGGTGTCAACAGGTTTCGGCGGTAGCTCGCCAACAATGAGCGCTAGGCGCGCCCTCTCTATCAATTCCTCGTATTCTTTCACCTCGTCGGAATCTGGGCCGGGCATATCTCCCTGTTTAGTCCATTCGATTGCGTTCTCCAGTGCCGCCATGGTAACCGCGAGCGCTGCCGCTAGTTTCGACTCTCGCTTAGGTGCCTTACCTCTTTTCTCTCGACGCCCCCTTGTTTCCTGGCGCCAAAGCTTGAACTCTTCGCGGTCTTTCGGCGTATTTGGAGTGAGGCAGGTAGGGCAACGCCATTGCTTAAATAGGCTGCCCTTGTAGTGGCGCAGCAGGTCGTAGCATTCCGGGCTGCAGGTGTCTTTGCGGCGCCGTACGCGGCCACCGGGTATCTCCTGCTTGCACACCACGCAGTTTAGGTGCATCGCGGCCAGCGTTTCAGGGCTCGGTGGTGGCGTTTTTACTCTTGGCATTAAAATTTCTCCGCTTCGTGGCTTGCTCGTCCAGCGCCGATCGCATTAAGTACTTCCAGGCGTGCGACTCGATAAATGGGTTGTCTGCTCCCCAGATGCTCTTAAAGTAGTTTCCATGGCCATACTTCACGCGGCGACCACGCACCAACTCGAAGGCGTGTAGCCTGCGCTCTGACCGGCGTAGCACCTGCTTCGGTGTCATGCCGCGCTCTTTTGCCATAACCACGTAGAACTGCTCTGTTAGGTAGCGCGACTTTGAGCGTGGGCGACCAACCGGGTTAGGCATGCCTTCACGCTCTCCGCACGCCATTGCGATTAAACCATTCGACCACCGGGTCTGCCGAGTCGCGGCATTCAATATAAACAGCCCCGCCTTGTTCCACGTCATCACGAAATGCCCTCTGTTCTGGCCTTAGTGCTCCCGACCCGGCTTTACACTCTACCCAAACAGCTGCTGCTATCTGAACAGTCAGCCCCAGAACGGAATAGCGGCTCTCGCACATCATCCTCGGCGTCAGTAGCAGATCTGCCATCCCTGCACTGTGCAGCGTTCCCTCCCGGTCGCGCCATTGGCCCATAAACATCGGCCGCGAGCGCCCCCCAGCGCCCACGACCGTTATCGCTCTGGACTGCTGGCGATAACACCGCACGCCGTAGACGGCGCATGCCATCTCCACGGCTTTTACAACTGAATTTCCCAGCGCCGCTGCGCTCCTAGCACTCACGGCTTCTTTTCTTCTTTGGGTTTCGGCGCGGCCGGCGGCGGTATGGGCACCAGTGAACCATTGCTGAATTCATACCCGGGGTGAGCCTTCCTCACCTCTTCCAGGAATTCGTTCACTAGCTGCTGCAGCTCGTCGTGCTTCGCTTGGATTTCTTTAACAATCGTCTGCTCAAGCTGGGTAAAATTCGGGGTGGGATTTGGTGGGATCGCTGGGCTAGGTGATTTCGGGGCTGGCACCTGTGCAATCGCTGACACCGTAGTTAAAAGTAGAACTAGTTCTATTTTTCTCATCACGCCCTTTTTGGGTATTTCCATGCGGGAGATGCCGCGATATTACTAACGCCACTGTGGGGAATAGCGCGCACCGCCTTCTCGTAGTGGCAGTCCCAGCAAAGAGTGCTGCCCTCCACGGAAAACTTCGACGTGCAGGACTCGCACACGCCAACGGATACAAAATCCTGCTTGCTCATGAGCTTCATCATGGTACCATGATAATACTATGCCTGAAGCTGGTCAAGAGAAAAAGACGCAGAATTACCTGTTTAAGAATTTTCGTTTTATTAGCGCGGAGCACCAGGCGATGGTTCGAGAGGCTGCAGAGCTGGCTGGGTTGTCAGTCAACGCTTGGATCGTGAGCGTTACCTTGCAGGCTGCGCGGAAGCAGTTGTCCAGATAGCCCGTCTGGTTTTTGTTCTCCATCTCCATTGGACATAGAGGAGATGGAAGTCGCATAGATTCGTCTCTGGCTCGGCTGGGTGAACCCCACACATCACACACATGCCGGCAGATTTCCTGCGGGACCACTTCGATTGCGAACGCTCCATTTTTCGAGCCGCATCCTTATTGGTTTTCTTACTTTTATTTATATCATATTATGGTATTAGCATGTCCTGTGGAAATCCTCGTAAATCTGTGGAAAACAAGAGTAAACTATTGAATGCAAAGCCAGTTACACATATTTGTG